TCAAAAGACAAGCCAGCATTGCCAATGATGTTTACCGCGTCGACGTTCTTGACCTGACTGTTAGTGCAGGGCCAGGCTCGTTCATGATTGAACGCACTGCTGAAGATATGGCGCGAATGGATAGGACCGGTTCAACCTATGGCTGGTCACCTGAATTTGCAGAGTGGTATAGCAAGCATCGCGAAGAGTACAAACGTAAGGCCTACGCGCACCTCTGCTGTTTAGTCACAACAGAGGAAATCGACGAAGAGATTCAGAACGAGTTGGAGGCCTGGAATGACTAGCCGCCCAATGAGCAACATCGACAAACCAAAAGTAAGAACGACCACTGGAGCGACGGTAACGCTCACTATCCAGATTTCAAATGTTGGCTCTTGGGGGCCTGATTGCCAGATTGATCAGGTGTATCGCCAGGCACTTGTTGAGGCAAAGCGTCGAATCAGTGGTGCGTTAGGAGGAAGAGATATGCGGTTTGTTGGTGAGCCGATTGTACGGGCCATAACTACGGATATGGAGCTTAAAAAATGAGCAACATCGACAAACGCGCATTACGCGAGGCGGCGGAGAAGGCATTACCAGCGATGAAACGCCTGCTGATGATGCCAAACGATGAGTTGTTTGATGAGGCGCTGCTGAACGTCGATGGTGATGTTGACGCTGCGAATGCATTCAATCTTCTCACTGGACCGGAAACCGTGCTGGCGCTGCTGGATGAGCTGGAAGCCAAAGATAAGCAGATTGCTGAGCTGGAGAGCGACAATGCATATATCCGCAATCGCTACAAAGAACTGGACCTGTTAATCGGCAAAAACATTCTGGTAATGCAGGCTGCAATCATCGAATGGCAGGGTACTGGCGACGCTAAAAATGGCCTGGCATGGATTTATAACACGCTGTTTGGTCCAGGCGAACTGCCTGACGAATCGGAGAAAGATGCCCAGGCCTACTTTGACCGTAAATACGCTCCTCTCGACGAAGAACTCATGAACCTTCACCGCTGGTTCTGGGAACAAAGCGAAGCTGAACGCGCCGCCGCAGCCGGTAAAGGAGAGTGATATGGCTAACTTGCTCGACTTCCTCGGCATAGACTCACGGCGCAGCAGCATGACACTTGTTGAGTACAAATATGACCCCGGTGCGCATGACAGGTCCTCAAAGTATCTCGTAAGGCACACATCCAGCGTTAGCAAAACAACCCTGGAACAATACGTTACCGTAGAGCGCGACCGTCATGGAGCATTTAAACCTGTAGTCGCACTGGACGATTTCCCCAGTGGGCTGAGCGACAGAGAGTCTATGTTGAAACTTGCAGACTGGCTTCATCGTCTGGGGGTGGCAATCGAAGATAACTGGGCACAACCATGACCAGTAAACTCAAACAGCGTCGCTCGCGCCGCCACAAAGTCGATTTAGCATGGTGGAAAGCAGAAGCGCAGGACTGGAAAGATATCGCGATGGAGCACGCAGTCGAAATAGACAGGCTCCGTAAGCTGGTTATCCGCGTGCCGATGCCGGTTCTTATGCCTAAGGAAATGGTCAACCAGCTTTACCGTACTGAAACAAAAAGATGTCTCACATGCAATGATGGACTCAGAGGTGGGTGTTCATCGTGTGTGTTCTATAAATAAATACCGGGTGCAGCCGGTTAAGTGGAGAGAAANGCATGGCCAAGTTGATGAAGGCGAGCCAGTGGAAAAAACGAGAGTTTGAAGCAGGCTCATTACCAGATAATAGAACTATCAAGCGCTGGATAGAAAACGGCAAACTTCAGGGCCGTATAGTTGATGGCGCGATCCTGGTCAGCTCTTCGGAAAAGTGGGGAGTTGATTCAATGGTCAGTGAGATGGTTCGTCGGTTAATTCAAGAGGATTAACATGGCCGCAAGACCACGTAAAAGGGAGAATAGAAATCTCCCTGACTTCCTGCTTTTCGATAAAGCTACGGGTCAGTATCGCTTTACCCTCATAACTGGGAAACGTAAAAGTATTGGTACCGACCGTGTTATGGCCATAGCTATAGCAAAAGAGTACAACCTGAGAATGCGCCCAGAGACAGCACCATCTGTTGAGAGCTTAATCCGGGACTCTGGCGGCTTTAATGGTGAAGCTAAACCGTTTGCAGAGCATGTTGACAGAATAATGTCTCGCGCTATTGCAGATGAAAAACCATCACAAAGCACCCTGGAAGACTGGCGTAATGACGCGATCAGGGTGAAAGAATATTTCGTTGATATCTCTTCCTGTGACATTGAACTTGAGCATGTTAACCAGTTTATTAACCGGTACCATTCCGACTCATCCGCTAACGTTCAGAACCGCAAAGTCAGTTTTCTAAAAAAACTATTCTCATACGCAGTAGATGAATCGTTAATGATGGATAACCCGGCAAGCCGTAAAAAAATGCGAAGGGTTGATGAGAAGAAACGTAAGCGCCTTGCATTCGATATTTTTATTGCTATTAGAAATGCAGCTGAAACATGGTTAAGAACTGCAATGGATCTGGCGCTTCAAACAACACATGCACGCCTTGAGGTTTCCAGAATTAAATATTCAATTAAAGAACCAAAAAACGGAGTGTGTGGATGTGTATGGGTTGAACATCCTGAAAATGGTATCTACGGAACGTTATATATCCACCGGCAAAAGGTGCAGAAGAAAGAGGCATCACACGTAGCGATCCCTATTGGGGAGGAGTTGAAAAGAATTATTGAAGACAGCAGAGATAGTGTCGCAAGCCCTTACGTTGTGCACCGTATACCGGAGAGAAATAACAAACGCAGTAAAGAGGTTTCGCACCCTACCCAAGTAGCGCCAGATTATCTAAGCCGTTCGTTCTCCGCCCTACGTGACAAGCTTGGGTTATGTGACCATTTGCCAATGGAAGAACGGCCAACATTTCACGAGATAAGGGCTCTTGCTGCACACCTATTTGATAGTCAGGGAATCGACCCTCAGGCCAGGATGGCACACAGCGATGCTAAATCAACGAAGATCTATACAAGTAATCATATCGACTGGGTTATGGTTCCTCATGGTGAGATAAAGGCAGGGTAAGAAATGGTGAAACCACCCCTTAACTCATTGATGTATATAGCGCGTAAAATGCATAAAACACACTGTTTGTTTATACAGTTAAATTAGCTGCAAGCCAGAAACCATGCGGGTTTAAAGTGATTTAAACTGGTGTCATGGGGTGTCGGGGGTCGGAGGTTCAAATCCTCTCGTGCCGACCAAAAAACATATTAAAAACCAGCCTCTTATGGCTGGTTTTTTTATGATGATAATTTCCTAATGGTGAAACTATGGTGAAATGGTGGTGATACCTACCTAGATTACTGGGCAATTATCCTATTTAGCACGGTTGATGAAGAATGTTACCCGGCCTAGTACCTCTACCTCTTCCAGCACAATTCCCTCTATCGCTTCACCGTCATCAGTGATGAGTGTCTTACCCATAAGTTTGGCAAATTGCGTATGTCCGTCACTCAGGATCAGCAGTATATCGCCGGACTTTATTTTCGTGGCAGGCTCTACGACTGCAAACCCAACATCAGTTTCAAGAACCCTGCTCTCTGAACCAATGTTGCAGAGAACCGTTGGGGATAACGGGCGCTCGGCGTAGTCTGCCGCAGGTGATGCAAATCCCATTAATGAACCCTCCCCATGTTACGCAAGATCCAGTAGCGGTTATTGCTTTCGTCTGTAGTCTTATCAGCAAAGTCAGGCTGGTAGCGTTCGATCCACTGGTTAGCATCATGCTGTGTGAAGTACCAGTTTCTAGCTCGCAAAGCGTTAATAAAATCGTCTGTATGCAGATACTTATACCCATTTGGGTTCATTTGTATAGCCGTAAAAAAAGCTGCACGAATATCTGTTTGACGAGGCATAATCGGCTTCCTAAAGCAACAATTGACTGTATACATATACAGTAGTATTTTTATGAGCGTAGATCAAGCAGAGACATTTTCATACCTAAGGAGTGGTTATGTTTGTAGAACTTGTTTATGACAAAAGAAATGTAGATGGGCTGACAGGAGCCAGAGAGATCATCCTGGCTGAGCTGACGAAGCGGGTACACCAGATTTTCCCTGATGCCGAAGTGAAGGTGAAGCCGATGCAGGCAAACGGTCTGAATAGTGATGCCAGCAAAAGCGATCGGGAAAAACTGAACCGCATGCTGGAGGAAATGTTTGAAGAGGCCGATATGTGGCTGGTTGCTGATTAGCAGCTATTGATCATAAAATCAGCTTAACATAGATTAAGCTGTTAATTATCAGAACATGGAGGGTAAATTATGAACTATGACATCATAAATGGTCAAAAAGTGCCTCAGACAATAATTACTGAAAATACAGTATTAGCTGTCGAACACCGAGGTACAGTTAAAGTTATCAGTGGGAAATTGACAATAACTGGCTCACTTCATGGCACGTTGTCAGTTTCAGCTAACGCAACAGTAAGAATTTTGGGGTCGCAACATGGTACCATTTCCATCTCATCTGGAGCGACTGTTATCATAGAAGGTAACGCGTATGGTACTGTATCCATCTCTCGTGAGGCAACACTAGTCATCGAAGAGTCCGGCTTGCTTATGGGTACCTTAAACAATAATGGGATTATGGTTCTTCGTGGGGTTTACGGTGGAGCACAAAGCGGTTCTCAAAAAATAATTCTGGAAGGTAATGGCTATGTAAAAGAACCGAGAGTTATCAATGGGGTGCATTACTACAATTAGCGTTAGACTGTTTTGTAAAAATCACGACCACTGTTAAAACAATAACTTATTTATATATCAGTGAGTTATGAGAATCATCATTCGGACATTATCGGACAATAAAGGCCAATATAATGCCCCAAAACGCGCCCCCAGCACGATTTCGCCCCCAAATTTGCCCCCAAAATTCACACTTTTGCGTAGCTCCTTCCCGTTTCGAAACGCCGTGCTTTACCGCCTCGCTGACTTCCATCATCATGCTCCTGTTTCAAAATCATAGACTTTCGGTGCGCACCTGTTTTTTCTCCCTGCCCTATACTTTCAGTCTGACATCTGGCTGGAGGTTTCTATGTGTGGACGTTTTGCACAAGCCCAACCCGTGAAGAATATCTGGCATATCTGTCCGATGAAGCCGATCGCGACATCGCCTATGACCCGGAGCCGATTGGACGTTACAACGTGGCACCAGGTACCAAAGTCCTGCTGTTGAGCGAACGCGACGAGCAGCTGCATCTTGATCCGGTTTTTTGGGGTTACGCTCCAGGATGGTGGGACAAACCGCCACTTATTAACGCGCGCATCGAGACGGCGGCCACAAGTCACATGTTTAAATCGTTATGGCAGCACGGACGGGCGATCTGTTTCGCAGATGGGTGGTTCGAGTGGAAGAAAGAAGGCGACAAAAAACAGCCGTACTTCATCCACCAGACAGATGGTCGACCCATATTCATGGCTGCTATCGGCAGTACAAGGTTCGAGTGCGGCGATGATACAGAGGGTTTTCTCATTGTAACGTCTGCAGCTGATAA